TCCTGCTGGATGCCTGCAAACTGATCGTATACGCCACTGGCCTTGGTTTTAAGGTCACTGGTGGGGAGTTGGCCCGCACACCTGAACAGCAAGCCCTCCATGTCAAGGCTGGCCGCTCTAAGACCATGAATTCAATTCACCTGAAAAGGTGCGCCATCGACTTGAACTTTTTCAAAGATGGGCAGATAATCTGGAACAAAGAAACCATTGCTCCGCTGGGCGCGTATTGGGAGAATATGCACCCCAAAAATCGTTGGGGTGGAAACTTCAAATCGCTGGTAGATTGCCCGCATTTTGAGCGCAATGTCGGATAAAAAGGAATAAGGCAATGACCACAACCGTTGTGATGACCTATGACAGTTTGGTGGCCGACATCCAGTCTTATCTGGAGCGTAACGACACACAGACACTTGATAAGATTCCGACCTTCATTATGTTGGCGGAACAGGTTATTGCCAGCCAGATTAAGTTCTTGGGCAACCTGACCGTAAATACCTCGACGATGACTCTGGGTGATCCAGTAATCTCAAAGCCAGCCCGCTGGCACAAAACAGTCTCCATGAACATCACCATCGCTGGTGAGCGCCAGCCAGTATTGCTCCGCACCTACGAGTATTGCCGAGAGTATTGGCCTAGTACCACAGCGACTGATGTCCCCAAGTATTACGCTGACTACGACTACACGCACTGGCTGGTTTCTCCCACGCCTAATGCGGCCTACAACTACGAAATTTTGTACTACGAGCGCAACCAGCCTTTGGACTCTACAAACCAAACCAACTGGTTTACCGTGTACGCCCCGCAAGCCCTTTTGTACGGTTCTTTGTTGCAAGCGATGCCGTTCCTCAAGAACGACGAGCGCACCCCTATGTGGCAACAGCAATATGATTTGATCATTGCAACGCTGAAGACAGAGAACATTCAGCGTATTGGAGACCGTCAAGCCGCAGTATTGGATACCTGACCATGAGTTTTATCTCACCATTCACTGGGGATGTGATCCAGCCAACGGATGTCTCGTATCGAGCCGTCACGCTTACAACCAATACGCAACTGAACTGGCCGTCAAACAGCCAGACAAACTCAGACTTTGCGGCACGCATTATGAATGTTCAGGCCACATCTGCTGGCCTCAATCTTTATATGCCACCTGCAAATCAGACCTCTGTAGGTACTGATGCGCTGATACGAAATGTTGGCGCAGTGGCGTTTACTGTCAAGACCTTTGGCGGCAATGGCACGATTGTCTCGATCCCTGCTGGTCAGGCGCAGTACATCTACATCACTGACAACCCTGATGTGTATGGCACATGGGGCGTGATTGCTTTTGGTATTGGCTCCTCAAGTTCTGATGCCAACGCTTTGGCTGGCTTGGGATTGATTGCAATCTCTACGACGCTGAACCAAAGCCATCCATCGCAAAGCATCACAAATGGCTACACCTACCTTGCTGGCGACCGCGCCCAAACCAAGGTGTGGTCTAGTGGCTCTGGCACATCTACCTTGCCTTTGGCTACTTCGCTTGGCAATAACTGGTTTACGCTATTCAAGAACAACGGCACTGGCACGATGACGATTTCCACCACTGGTGGCAATTTGCTTGATGGCCTAGTCTCGAAAACATTCCAGCCTAACGAATCAGCCTTCTTGGTTTGTACTGGTACAGAATATGTGACGATTGGTTATGGCGTAAACTCATCGTTTGCGTTTACTGCTTTGGTCAAGCCAGTGACTGGTGGAACCTACACGCTGACAACCAACGAAGCGCAGAACACCATTCAGGAGTATGTGGGCAATCTGGTGGCGAATGTGATTGCCATCTACCCGCAAGTGGTGACGCTGTATGTGATCTCCAACCAGACGGTGGACAATGGCTTCACGCTGACGGTCAAAACAAGCGCGGCTGGTGGCAACACGGTGATCATCCCCCCGGGGCAACAAGCCACGCTCGTTTGTGATGGAACCAACTTCTTCAACGCCAACACCGTGCAGGCAGGTGCAACCTCTCTGAACTTGGTGAACGGCACGGTGACCACGCCTGCGATTAACTTTGCGGCTGAAACAAACACTGGTATCTGGCGTAATGGTACTGGTGAGTTTGACATCGCTGTTTTGGGCGTGAATCGATTTGCACTGACGGCCACGGGCCTCAACATTGCAGGTGTCGGCACCTTTACTAGCGGAGTCAAAGGGGGCACATTCCCATGACCAAAAAAGTTTTTGCCCTTGATAGCCAACCCGGCATCCAGCGCGACGGCACCCAATTTGACAAATCCTTTTATAGCGATGGTCGCTGGGTTCGCTTTCAGCGTGGCCGTCCTCGCAAGATTGCTGGCTACAAAGAGATCGTGAACAACTTGGCTGGCCCTTCTCGTGGCATCTATGTGTTGCCTGAGAACGCCTACACCTACATCTACAACGGCTACTCTGATGGTGTGCAGGTGCTACCCATCAACAATGTGGGTATTGGTACTGGTATCACCAACTTTACACTGACAAACTTTTCGCCAAACCAATACAACTTGTGGCAGTTTGATTCGTTGTTTGACTCCCAAGGTAGTGGCAATGAGTTGTTGATTGGGCACCCGGGGCAAAACCTGCTTTACATCGACAGCAATGTAAACACACCTGTTTTGGGCGGCGATACGCTTGGCACCACCATGTCTGCGATTGGCGTGTTCACGGCCACAGCAACCACTGTCAATGGAAACACAACTATCACCCTGTCTGCCGCCAATACTCTAGTTGGCGCAGGCCAAACCGTAACAGGCACTGGCATCCCCGCCAACACGACTGTGGTGTCTGTTGCCACTACCAGCGTGGTAATTTCAAACGCCGCTACCGCAAGCGGAACTGTCACCGTAACCTTTAACAACAATGTGTCTGTCTCTGGCGGCGCGGTGGTGTTGCACCCTTATGTTTTTGTGTATGGCAACAATGGCCTGATTAGAAACTGCGCCGCAGGAGACCCTTCTAATTGGGTCTCTGCTGACTCAAACGAGACCAATGTGGCCTCCACAAAGGTTGTCAAGGGCTTGCCTGTTCGCGGTGGTTCTAACGCTCCTTCTGGTTTATTTTGGTCTTTGGATTCTTTGATCCGCGTTTCGTATACGCCAACCACTGTGACGGTTGCGGGTTCGCCCCAAACTTTCTACTGGCGCTATGACTTGATTTCAAGCCAGTCGTCTATCTTGTCGTCGTCATCTGTGATTGAGTATGACGGTATCTACTACTGGTGTGGTGTTGATCGCTTCTTGCTGTACAACGGTGTGGTCAAAGAAATTCCAAACACCTTCAACCAAAACTACTTTTTTGACAACCTGAATTACGACCAGCGTCAAAAAGTGTATGCCACCAAGGTTCCTCGCTTCGGTGAAATCTGGTGGTTTTACCCAAGCGGATCGTCAACTGAATGCAACGACTGCATCATCTACAACATCCGCGAGAACTGCTGGTATGACTCTGGCAAAGCCTTGGGCGCACGCCGCTCTGCTGGATACTTCTCGCAGGTGTTTCACTACCCAATCAACGCTGGCTGGGAAATCAATGTGGCTGGTGGCGTGAATGCCTACTCTTATGTTGGCGGCACGCTGTACACCAATGGCACATATTTGGCCCAGCCCTTGACGGGCGGTGCTGGCACTGGCGCAACTGCTGACCTTGTGGTAACTGGCGGTATTGTGACCAGCGTGACCATTGTGAATCGTGGCTCTGGGTATGTGGTTGGTAACACATTGTCTGCGGCATTGCCTGTTGGCTCTGGCTTTGCACTGACCGTAAACACCCTAATGAACTTCACCAGTTTGTGGCAACACGAGATTGGTGTTGACGCTGTACAGGGGCTGGCTTCTTTGGCGATTGAGTCTTACTTTGAGACCAATGACCTTGGCTGGGTATCTGGTGGCCCGTCGCAAAACTCCCCAGTGGGCGACAATCGCTGGCTCAGAATTGAGCGTATTGAGCCTGACTTCATTCAATCTGGACAGATGAATGTGGTGGTAACTGGTAAACCTTTTGCTCAAGGATCAGACCAAGAGAGCGCGGCATATCCATTTGACCCAGACACCAGCAAGATTGACATGAGAGAGCAACGCAGGGAACTGCGCTTGCGCTTTAGTTCAAATACAGCAGGTGGTGACTACCAAACTGGTAAAGTGATGTTGAACGCAGATATTGGTGATGTGAGGCCATACTAATGGCACTTGCAGTCGTCTACGATCCTCGTTTTCATACATTTCCGTCATGGGCGTCGCTTATGTGCGAGGCGTATGCTGGCCAACAGTTGGCCATTCCAAACGAGGATACCGATTGGAAAGAGTGGGCGTCAGGGTTAAAAGCCATCGATATTTTTACAAACGAGGGCATCCCCGGGCCGTACATTTATGATGACTGGAAAGATTGGGCTTCCGCTTTGGTGGGAGCCGTAAACCAACCAACACAAGCACCAGACCAATGATTGATTTTATCGAACTATTTAATGCTGTTGCACGGGTTGCAAAGCCTGCGCATATGTCATTCAAGCCAGCCGAGTCTATGGAAGACACAATGGCCGAGTTGAACATTGACAGCCTTGATGGTTTGGTGATGATTATGTATTTGACTGAGTTGTATGGTATTGCCGACGAGGTCTGTAAAGAGTGGCACCCAACCACGGTGCAGGAAATCCATGACCTTGTTATGGCAAGTAAGACCATAGAGCCAGAGTCTGTCGAGAAGGCCAAGGAGCAGATCAAATGATCTATCTGACGCACTACCGCACGGCTTCCACGACAAACTGCAATTTGTTTGACGACATCGTCTACCCACAGAAGGCTCACTGGTTTCCTGATACCTACGCCCGCGCTAAGTCTGGGATGTTCTATGTGCCACACAAGTTGGCCGAGAAGGTGCTTGATCCTGAGTTACTGACCTATCTGCGTGAGAACCCTGTTGGCAAGACTGCATTCATTCTGGCGGCTGGCAACGCCCATTTTGCTGGTATCAACCAGCGCCCCTACCCACAAAACAGCCTGAACTATGTTTACAAGTTCCTGCCATTCACCCTGACGCAAGTCTACGCTGGCCGTACTGCGCAGGCGTTTGGCAACATGGATATGGTCACCACTGACTCGTCAGCCTGCGCCTCTAGCCTCAAGGTAATGATGGATGTGCAGAATTTGATCACCCACTATCATTTTGATAGGGTCATTGTGCTGACTGTGGAAGACGGCGTTACAAACGCTGTGTTGGAGTTTTTTGGTGAATCCAAGGCGGTGTTGACCCAAAAACAAGAGGAAACAGGCATCAAGCCCTCGGCTTTTGATGGCAAGAACTTTGGTTTCCGAGTTGGCCAAGGGGCCGCGCTGGCCGTGTTTGAGTCTGATTACGCCGTGGGCAAGTTGGACGCTACCCCTCACGCCGCCTTAATTGGTGCCTACAACGCTTCAGAAGCCTCTACAAACGCGATTGGCCAACTGGAGGATGGTGAGGGCTTTACCAAGGCTATAAACGGCGCTATCCACTATTCCAACCTGATGCCAAACGAAATTACGATTGTGAAGACCCACGGCACGGGCACTGAATCCAACAATAAGGCTGAAAAAGCCGCCCTGTTGAACACTCTTGACCAGTTTGTGGCCACCTCGTACAAACAGAAAATTGGCCACACAATGGGTTCCAGTGGCCTATTGGAAACACTTTTGTTGCTAGAGGACTTAAAATCTGGTTATGTGCCCGCAATCGAGAATAGAACTGAAACCGATTCGGTTTTCCTTTCGGATTCGGTTAGCGCCCCAGATGGGTTGATTCTGAGTTTGGCGGCTGGCATGGGAAACATTTATTCCGCCGCAATATTCAAGGGGCTATGAAATGCAGATGATTGACAGCAGGACGCAAAAGTTAAGTGGTGAGCAGATCGTTGAGATCGCCGCCAAGAACACCAAGGTTGACCGTCCATTGGATCAGGTCAAGGAGATGTTGACCATTGAGTTCAATATGCCCAACACTTGGAAAATGCGTGAAGGCAATACTATTTTCCTTTGTCACAAAAGCAAGCAACCCGGCTACGGATACTTTCGTGCTTTAAATGCTGACACGGCGCAAAACTTCTTGCAAAATAGCCGTGTGTTTGCCGATGCGGCATATAAGGTAGGGTTTGATGTTCTTGTGACTCAATTTCAAGACTCCAGTTTGTTGGGCTTATTCAAAATGATTTCGCGCAATCCAGTTCGCGAAGGCATGGGGTACGCCGCCAAAAAAATAGAAGACGGCGGATTCCAAGTTACTTTGGTACTTGGCCCCGCAAGAGGGGGTAAAAAATGAGCGCAATTGTTGAAGCCATAAGTGATGCAATTGGCGATGTCGTTGAGATGGTCGGCGATGTTGTTGAAGGCGTTGTTGACCTTGCTGAAGATGTCATTGAAACCGTTGCTGAAAACCCTTGGCTAATTGTTGCCGCAATTGCGGCCCCTTATGCTTTGAGCGCCCTAGCGGCAGAAGCCGCCGTGGTTGGAGTTGCGACTGCCGCAGAGACAGCAATTGCTGGTGAAGCGTTTGCAGGCACTTTGTCTGCGTTTGAGGTTGCTGGTGCCGCAGAGGCTGTTGCTTCTGGGACTGCTGTTCTTGAGGCTACTGGTGCCGTTACCGCAGTTGCCAGCGCAGAAACAGTTGCGGCAACCACATTGATTGAGGCTGGCGCAACAGTGGAAGCCGCCGCAACTGGCGCATCTTTGGTTGCCGAAGGCGCAACAGTTGCAGAGGCTGTTACTACTGCATCAGCAGGCAATGTCACTGCATCCAGTTTTGTTGAGGCTGTGACTAGCACTTTTGACGCGGCATCAAGTACATTGCAGACCCTTTCTCAGGGTGCAACAAATATTACAAACATCATTGGCGAAACACTGCTCCCCGGGGCCGACGCAACGCTACAAAATTTTGCAGGCAAAGTTGCTTTGAACACCGCCACAAACGGCGGCGATCTTGGCGAAGCATTGACTAGCAGTTTAATTTCTGTTGGAACTGGCTTTGTCGGTTCTGAAGTGGCCGCAGAGACTGGCTCAAAGATTCTTGGACAAACTGCCGCATCCACGCTTGGCACCGTTGTAAAAGGTGGCGATGTAAACCTTTCAAGCATTGGATCAAACCTTGCTGGTAACTATGTTGGCAGTGAAGTTGCTGGCGATACTGGATCAACCCTTGCAGGGAATGCCGCAAAAACAGTGACGACTAGTCTTCTTCAAGGCAAGGACGCAACAACTGGCCTGCTTAATCTTGGCATCAATGAACTAGGCAATGCGGTAACTGGTCAAATTAACGACTTTGTCAGTAGCGCGGGCGACGCCATTACAAGCGGCGGCGGTTTAACGGTTACCGATACAGATGTTGACGACTTAGTTTCTAGCATTAACTCAGCCAACGACACGACCAGTTCAACTGGAACAAGTGGTTTGTCTGTTCTATCGGACGCATCATTGGCTGGAACCGCAGGGACTGGTGACGCAAGTAGCACTACAAATACAGGCGACACAACACTTGACACTTCAACGCTGACATCAACAACCACAGGAACTGGTGGCACTGACACATCAAACTTGTTTGGTTCTGGTGCTGACGATTCATTCACGCTGACTGGTGGCAATGACATTGACACTGGAGATGATGACGACACAATTGTTGGCGGTCTGACAACTGCAAGCACAGACACAACTACGGGTAGCACAGGCTCGACTACAGGCTCAACTACAGGGACTGATACTACGGCTGGAACAGGAAAAACAACCACCACTGGTGGACTGACTGCCGCCCAACAAGCCTTGCTTGATGCAAACAGCACAAGCACGGTCAACAACACTGCAAATGATGTTTCGTCTGCCGCTGATACGGCTGTTGTTGGTGGCTTGAATCAAGCATCCGATACAACGGCCACTGATACTGCTGGCACAACAGGAACTACTGGAAGCACAGCGGCCACTGCGGCGACCGCAGGTACAAATGTTTTGAGCAACATTCTTAAAAAGTCTATTGCCACAACTGGTTCCAACACTGCAAAAACTCTTATTAAGAAGGCCGCTGGACAAAAGACCGCCATGCCGTCTGTTGCTAAGACTTTGGGTAGCAATGTACTGAACCAGATGCGAAGCACTGTGGTTCCAAAATCAGTTGATATTTCAAAACTGATGCCAGTTCCAAGCACAAAGAAAACGGCTCCTCTCAAAGTGAATGTGAGCAAATTGACTCCAGTCGGAAACATCTCTGGCTTGTCAACTCTGATCAAAGGTAAAGGATAAGCATCATGGCAATTTTAGAAAAACGCAGAGCGGTAAATAAGTTGCCTCGATTTGAGAGGTATCAGGACACCCGTGGTGGTGATCGTGCCGCCGCGTTGCGTGGTGAGACACCAATTACTTCTGCCGTTCGTCAACTTGCTGGAACTAGCGGCTACGGCCCAATGAACCAGTCTCAAGGCTATAACCCTATGGGTGGCAACACAGCGTTGGCTGGTGGCATGGGTGGTCGTGGTGGTGCTGGCCCAATGGCAGGCGGCGCGGCTGGAGCAGGAGGCGCTGGCCCTATGGGCGGCGCAGGAAAGGCCACAGTTGATAAATTTGGCAATATGGCAGGTCAGCCTAAGACTGCTGTTACATCGGCTCTGAAAGGCTCTACGGCCCCTGCAAAGACCACTGGCGCTACTGCAACAAAACCTGTAACTTCAGCAACCAAAACTGCTGGTACTACCGCCGCAAAAACGGCGGGTACAACGGCGGCTGGCACAACATCCAAGTTGCCCGGGTTGACCTCAAAAACAACGGCCACGGGCACAACGCCAGCAAAGTCTTTGACCTCAACTGGGGCCAAGACTACTGGGTTGACAGCCAAAACAACTGGCACAACTGGCGCTAAAACAACTGGCTCTACAGGCTCTACGCTTGGCAAGACTTTGACCAGCGCGTTGGCTGGCGCGGCGTTGGGTGCTGGAACCAAGTTGGCAATTGATAAGTTGACTGGTGCAAAGAAGGTAGTCTCTGACACTGGTAAAACTGTTGTAGCCGATAAGACTTCTGGCACTGGCACAACCACCAGCAAAACCAGCGGAACAGGTCTTACAAGCAAAACCAATCCTTTAGGCACAGACATTGGCAAAAAGATTGTCAGCGATACTGGTGTGAAAAAAGTTGCAACTGATAAAGTAACTGGAACTACTGGAACTACTGGAACTACCAAAACAACCGTACCAACTTCTGTTGTAAAAGGAACTGGCACCACCACTGGTACTACCAAAACAACTAGCCCAACTTCGGTTATAAAAGGGACTGGAACTACTACTGGCGCAACCAAAACGGTTGGCCCCAAGACTCCTACAACTACTGGGCCAAAGACACCGACAACTGCTGGCCCTAAGACTCCGACTTCTGCAACAAAAACAACATCGGGTACTGGGGCAACCAGAGGTATTGCTGGAACCGCTGGTGCGGTTGCTGGCGCTACTGGCACCGACACCGACACTGATACCGACACTGACACAACAGTCACTGGCGTTGCATATGACGACGACGGCAATTTGATGCCGGGGTACGAGTTGGACGAAGAAGGCAACCCTGTTTATGTTGGTCTTGGTGATGACACAACCACTGGCGGCGAAGGTGATGACACCTTAACTGGTGGGGATGGCAACGACACTCTTGATGACGGTACAACAACCGAAACTTTGGATGACGGCACAGTTGTCACCCTTGACTCAAATGGCGATGTTGTCTCTTACACCGACACCGATGGCGTTACATACAACGGTGACGGTGATGTAATTAGCGAAGATGATACGGTTACAACTGGTGACGGTACGGACACAACGATAGATGAGACAACCGACGGTTTGTTCTCTGATGACGAAGGAAACCTGTACGACGCTGATGGTAATCTTGTTCAGTACGCTGACGGCACTATGGTTGGTGATGACACCGACACAGGTGACGAAGTTGCCTACACCGATGAGTACGGCAACACTTATGATGCCAACGGCGACTTGATTGCAGAGGCTGACCACTCAGATTATGTTTACACCGCAGACGACGGTAGCACCTACGACTGGGATGGCAACCTTATCTCTGAGGCCGATCACTCTGACTTTGTGCAGTACGACGATGCTGGCAACTCCTATGACTGGGACGGCAATGTAATTGCTTACGCTGACGGCTACGGCGCTGAAGATGAATACGCGGCAGATGACGAGTACAGTGACGAAGACGAATACAGTGCAGATGACGAAATCCCAGAAGACGCCAAGGGTGGCTTGGTTGGTATGCGTCGCGGTGGCGCACCTGTGCATATGCAAGAAGGTGGCGATCCTGATGAGGAAGACGGTGAGCCAGTCGGCGAAGAAGAAAACGAAGACGGCACGATCACGCAATACTTTGATGACGGCTCCTCCATTACTTACGACGCAAATGGCGAAGTAGTTGATGTGACCGACGCAACTGATGACACTGGCTCTACATTTACGCCTCGCGGTATTACCGTTGGGTCGGGTGGCCAGCGTTATTCAAATGTAGATTCTGCAACTGATTATCAAAACGCAGGTATTGGAACCAGCGCAAACACAAACAGGCTCCAGTCGTTTCTTGATGACATCCCAAGAACCAGCGCCGTAACAAGCGGTGACATTACAACTCGACCAAACCCAGAGGGCTGGCCTGATGGTTATGTTGACAATGGTGATGGCACGGCCACTTATGTGGATGACGACGGTAGCACCGTAACGATTGATGCTGACAGCAACATTGTGTTTGTAACCGATGCAAATGGCGACATTGTTGCGCAGGACAACGAGCCAGTCACAACTGGTGGATTGACTCAAGCGACCCAAGGCAACCGTCAATACTTTGATGATGGCTCTAGCATTGAAACATTTGACGATGGCTCAACCATCACCTATGACTCTGATGGTAATGTGTTCAGAACTACTGACGCATATCAGACTACATACGACGATGAAGGCAATGCTATCGTGACTGATGGCTTTGGCAACATTGTCAATGTGTATGACCCCCAAGGAAATGTGATTCCTTTGGGTGGTGGCCGTGTGACTGGCCCCACCAAGATCACAGGCGGCGGTGGAGAGGGTGGTGTTGACATAACTAAAAACCCAACCATTAAAGACAAAATTGCAGATCAAAACCTTGACAAAGACACCAAGAGTGCAATTGATAGCCTGCTTGCAGGTTTGAACACATACGGTGGCGCAGGAGCGGCTGGCGCTGTTCTAGGGGCACTGTTGAGCAACACCGACTTGTTTGGCGGGAACTCAAGCAACGGCACTGGTGGTGGATTTGATATGTCTGGTGTTGGTGCAATTGACCCACGCACGACAGACTTTGGCATTGGCCCAGCAAACTATGTTGGCTACGACCAGTACGGCACGCCAGAGCAGATGCCTGAGTTGTACGGCAATGAGTTGTATCAGAACCTGAACGCCCCCGGCTTCAACGAGGTGAACCCCGGCGACTACGCACGCATGGACGCGGAAGAGTCTGGCTTGGATCAGTTCATGGAAGGCGACGCTGAAGACCAAGAGATGGCCGACCAAGAGATGGGTATGAAAGACGGCGGCGAGGCTATGGGTGGTTTGGGGCAAACAGCGCCTCAGACCTACTACACCTTTGGCAAGCCCGTTGACCCGTTGCAGAACCTGCGCAATCCTATGCCTTTCCAGCAACAGCCACAGCAACCACAGATGGCTCCTCAACAGCAAATGCCCCAACAGCAGATGCCACAGCAACAGGGAATGCCGCCGCAGGGAATGCCACAGATGGCTCCCCCCCAGCAAATGCCTCTGGGTATGCCACCCGCTGGCATGAAGAGCGGTGGCCTGCCTGCTTGGTCAAATGTGCCAATTACGCAAGGTCGCTTGAACTTCCGCCAAGGCGCGGCTGTCCACGGCGCAGGCGATGGCCAGTCTGACGACATCCCAGCCATGCTGGCTGATGGCGAGTATGTGATTGACGCTGAGACCGTAGCGCAAATTGGCAACGGCTCTACAAAAGCAGGCGCACAGGCTTTGGACAGATTCAGAGAAAATATCAGGGCGCACAAGCGGTCGGCACCTGTGAACAAGATTCCGCCAAAGACTAAGGCGCTTACTTCCTACTTGAAAGGAGCCAGATAATGGCTGGACTGTTTCAGGGTGATCCCCTACCAGATGTAACGACGACGACGCAGACGCAAGCGACTGCGCCAGAGTTCTATACAAACTACCTTCAAGACATCGCCAACCTTGGCCAAAACGCTGTCCAACAGGGTGGTGTGGCTGGCTTTAGCCCACTGCAACAACAAGCCTTCCAGATGGCCCCAGATGTGGCTTTCTCTGGCGCTGGCTCACTGGGCGCGTCTTCTCAATTGCTAGGTCAGGCTGGCGCAACAACCGTTCCTGATGTTGTGGCCGACTACATGAACCCCTACACTCGTGGTGTTGTGGATGAAATGGGTCGCCTGCAACAACGAAGCATTCAAGAGAACATCCTGCCAAACTTAAATGCGGCGGCTGTTGGCTCTGGTCAGTTTGGATCACGCCGTCAAGCGCAAGTTACTGGTCAGTCATTGCGTGACCTTCAGTCTGATTTGGTGGGTAAGCAGATGCAAGCCCTTCAGTCTGGCTATACAGAGGCTGGCAGGACTGCTCAAGCCGATCTGAGCCGCGCCTTACAGGCTGGCCAAGGCTTTACGCAACTAGGTCAAGAGCAACAGCAACTCGGCCTCGGTGGCCTCAAGGCTTTAAGCGAGTACGGTGGTCAACAGCAGGCTCTTGGCCAGAAGATGCTTGACTACCCAATGGCGCAGACACAAGCCTTCTCTCAGTTGATGAGGGGCTACCAAATGCCTACTGGTCAGATTCAGCAACAGACTGGCCCGCAGGCTGGCGCATACTCAAACAGCCCACTGTCTCAAATTTCTGGTTTGCTGGCAGGCTTGGGTGCGTTTATGAAAGGTGCCAAGGATGGCGGCGCGGTAATGATGAAGCACGGCGGCAAAGCCCACCGTTCAAAAGCCCACGCCTATTTGGCACGCGGCGGTTCAGTAAAAATGGCGAGGTAATCAATGGCAACAGCACCACAAGCACAAGGTGGGTTGGGAGCAATGGCTCCTGCGAAGCCTCCAACGCCTGACGCCCCTCCTGCTAATCCAGCACAGGCCGCACAGCGCATCTCTTCTTTAGAGCAGGCTCCTGTTGAAGAAGATTTTATGATGCGTGCCGCACGCAATTTGCGAGATCAAAAGGAAGCCTTAAACGCCCAAATGGAAGCAATGAGGAAAAGTGCCGAAACGCGCATGAATCCTCCATTTGATCCCGCTTTGATGGCGGCGGCGGCTGGCTTTCTGAAGCCTACTAAGACAGGCGGCTTTGGTGAGTCTGCTGGCTACGCCGCTGAAGCGTTTGCCGCAGAGACAGACAAGGACTTGATCCGCAAACAGGCAATTGACAAAGCCAAGTTGGAAATGCTTCAGCAACAGCAGAAAATGCAAAATCAAAGTCTGTTGTTTGAGAACGAATTGCGCATGGCTGGCTACAGTCCTGAAGAGATCACCACGCTGTCTACTGGCCCTGCTGGTGGTGCGGCTCCTGCTGGTGGTTCTCCTGCTGGCGGCTCTGCCGCTGGTGCTGATACCGCAAGGGGTGCTGTTTCCGCGCCGCGTCAGCAACGACCTATTACTGAGCAAGACATTAGAGTCACATCTATGCTTGATCCTGAAAGAGGCAAAACTCTTTTGGAGCAGGCAAAGTTTCAGCGGGACAAGTATTTGTCTACGCCTCAAGGCTTGGTCAATAAAGACACTGGTAAAGCCCACGAAAGCGGTCTTGATGTGCCTATTGAAATTCCAATTCCTTTTGTTGGAACTCAGAAAATCACACAACGCATTGCTAACGAAATTGATGCGCTCGATAGACAGTATCCGCAGGGTAATCCTAATCGTTCTGACGCTTTTGCTAAGTATTACGCAAGCAAAGGAATCGGTGGCGTTGAGTATGTGCCCGGGACTGAAGGTACTCCAGCAACCGTTAGCGGTATGGAATCAGCCAGCAGAAAGAAACTGACGGAAGAAGGTTCTTCACAAACTCAAAAACTTGACATTGAAGAAAACGCCGCCGCCAAGAAAAGTATTTACGAGGCTGGCCGTGGTGCCTACCCGCAAGTGCTGGCCGCTGATCAGTTGTATCGTTTGGCAACTGATCCCAAGACTAGAAACGCATTTGGTGTCCTGCAACAAAACAACATTCAATCGGCAATTATGGGCGCGATTTCCGATGGCATACAAACTCCAACTGGCTCAATTAAGTTTGCTGGGATTGAAGATGCTGTTCGTAAAATTGGCGGAACCCAAGAGGAAATCAATGCCGCATTGCAAGCCGCTCGTTACTATGCTGAGTTGGAGTTGAACTACGCACGCACTTACTTGAAAGGCCAAGGCGCTGTGTCGGACAACGAGCGCAAGATTGTTGGCAAGATTGGAGGCAGTCTGTCTGACTCTGCGCAAGTTGCGGCGGCAAAAGCGGAGACCGTCAAGGCTCGTGCCAACTACGACAAGCAAGTGTCTGACCTTTACTACCAGTGGGAGAAAAAGAACCCCGGCAAGATGGTCAAGGACTTCGAGCGTGATCCCAAGTACATTGAGTTGCAAGGTCACTTTGATGAGCATATGGGCAAACTTGCTGACAAGTATTTCCCCGGCTCTCAGTCGCAAAATCCATCAACCTCGCCGTCTACGCCGCCTGCATCAGCGCCGCCTGCGGCCTCTAGGCCAGAGACTAAGCCGCCTGCAAATGCACCTGCCGCGCCACCCGTTGTTACTGGTGATGATGACCCTGCCTACAAGAATTTGAAGCCGGGCCAGCAGTACATTTATAACGGTCAAGTGAAGACAAAGAAATAAGGACTGAATATGGCAATCGCAGATGACGCGCCAGCAAAAACGCCAAAGCCAACAAGCCCTGAAGAGTTTGTGAAGGCTTACGGCCCGATTGCCGAGCAGGTAGGTAAGGAGATTGGAGTTGATCCGCGTGTCATCCTTGGCAAGTGGGGCATGGAGACTCGTTGGGGAAGTGCCATCATTGGCGAACACAACCTTGGAAATGTCAAAGACCCAAGCGGCAAGGGAAAGAGGGCCGAAGACAAGCGCGAAGGCTCAAACGACCCTTACTTGAGTTTTGAAGACCCGCAGGGCTGGGGTCGGTATTACTCCGACTTCATTCAGCGTGGCTACCCAGATGCTGTTGGTGCTGGCAAAGACATTCCAAAGTTTACGGCTGGCCTTGCCAAAGGTGTGAACGGTTCTTACTTTGGAAAGACAAAGCCAGAAGAGTACCAAACGGCTTTGACTGGCGGATATGACACGGCCACCAAGGTTTACGGTTCAGGCGAAGGCGAAGAGAAAAAGCCAAACCCTTTTGGTGATCCACAGCCGTTGCCTTCAACCATCAATGACAAGCCTGAAAACAAGCGACCAAACTTAGAAGGGATGCCTGACTGGTATAAAAATTTAAGTCCATCGGTTCGTAATCGTGAGGGTGACATCAGTGCAGGAACCATTGGAGCCGCTGGCGCTCTTGCAGGCATTCCTTTTGAGTTTGCCAACAAAGGCTTGGCGGCGATGGAGACCAAGGTCAATGATGCCAAGGCCGCTTATGAAGCCGCCCGCATAGCCGCAAACAGTACGGCGGGCGCGTCTGCCGACACCGCACAAAAGTTGGCCGCAGAGGCTCAAAGACTTGAGGCGGAGTATCGCGCCTCGTTGTCTGGCTATCAGGCGCTTGAGCGCGAGTTAGCAGAATCAATTGCCGAATCTAAACGCTATCTGCCACCAGACCCTGATGCTCGTGGCAAAGTGGCTGGCGCTTCTGGCTCAGAAAATTACGCCCGCAAGATGCCGGGGCAACTCCCGCCAGAGGCTATGCTTTCTCAAGTTGAAGACATGACCACAGGCAAGAATCCTCGCGGGATGGGTGCTGGAGATATTGCCGCAAGAAACGCCGCAAACATTGAAACGCAAAAGCGTTTAGGGATGGGCGAATACAAAATGACGGGCACTGGCTCAGAGCAGTTTGTTTTGGGGCCAGAAGAAACTGCTCGTCGCCAAGCGCAAATGGATGCCGCTGGCCAAAGGGCAAAGCAGTTGTCTCCGCAAGTACAAACTGCGCAAGCACAGGCGGATACGGCTCTTGAGGCTCAAAGGTCGGCAGAAAAGATTCGCCAACGAGAAGTTGCCGCCGCACAAAAATCCGCACGAGAAGCCCAGACAGTCGCCGATGTCGCGCAAACTGGCCTCAAGTCAGCCGCCGAGCAGGCTCCAAGCGGTCTTGGTAAAGTTGGCGCAATTGCTCAGAAGATACCCGGCACCAACATTATTGGCGGTCTAGGCATGGGCATGAGCGCCGCAGAGGCTTTAAATCGGTATGAGAAGGGTGACACCTCTGGGGCCGTTTTATCAAGCGTACAAGTTATTTTGGACGGTATGTCTATGCTACCCCCCGGAACTCCCGTTACGGCGTTCCTGAAGGGGATTGGCGTGGTTGGTGGGCTTGCGACCACGGCTTACGACATCTACCGAACCCAGCAAATGCAGAACGCTGAAAAGTCAAAAAATCCACCACAGAAGGCTCGTGGTGGGTTAACATTGATGCGGTAGTTGCAGTTGCCACTCTCCTACCCTTCGCCCCCGTAACTGGGGGCTTTTTTATGCGTCAAGAAAATCCTTCTGGCCAATCTTTAGCGGCCCGCTTTTGACACGCCACTGAAGGTTGGTCTGGTTGTCGATGGTGTACATGATCAGCCACGACAGCATATCTGCGGATATGGTTTCGCCGCACTCGGAGACATCCCAGTATTTGATCCCTTCGACTTCGCGCTCGGTGACGATGGCCTTGGACTTATCTGGGCGCATCCACAGGGGCAAGGTGTTCTCTTTCAGCCACACGCATTTGTAGGTCTGGCAGGGGTTCTCTGGGCGGGTTTCGTAGATGCCGCAACCGTCCTGTAGGTAGAAGCATGGACGCCCCGGCTGGAAGGTGTGGCCGTGGGCTTCCCCAGTCAGCCACCCCTCACAGCAGGCCGTGCATTCCCCGCAGGCGCGTTCTGGAATTATTGGAATTACTTTGTCGGTCATGCGTTTCCTGCTGGGGTCATAAGGAGTATTTGCGTCTGAATGAATTGTCTCTGGGCCTCTTCGACACCGTCGTCAAAGCCCTTCATGTACGCCTCAATCAAAGCCTCTTCTATTTCGGTCTCTGATTTCCCAATGAGCGGGAAACCTCTGGGTTCATATGGCTTACGATCTGTACGCATCTTTGATGCTCCTTTGCGGCAATGATAGGCTCAACATACGCCGCAATTTTGTGCGCAAATTGAACAATGTCCACATCGTCGGCAACAACCGCGTTTGGTTCATGCAGATCGCAGTAGAAAAAGATTTGTTTGATGGTCTCTTCACTTAACATTTTTGGTCTTCCAGAGTTCCCAGTTGATGATGGTTGATCGAGCAATTGATCGTTGAGCGATGGCTTGGTAAGGGTTTAGTTCCCCATCCAAGAACTCGTCAACAATCATTTGCTTTTGCAAGAATAGTTCGTGGCGTTCTGCCTGAACGGCGTGGTCAAATAGTTTGCCGTCGCTGGTTTGGAAGGCTTGTATCTGTTTCATTTGTGATCGTTTTTAAGTTGCCAGAATGCTAGGAGGTGCAGGAACATCTCCCAGCCCTTATTGAGGTCTTCGAGGGGCCATTCTCTGACCACCACAAGGCCGGGGACATTGCGTGAGACAAAGACATTAGCACACCGTGCGTTGGGGATGCCAAGCCCCACACGATACGCGGCCAACTGCATCATGTGGTCATCGTATCCAACAACCTTGTCTGGATCGGTGAACTCTTTGGTTTTGATGTCCACAACGGCGTTGAGGGTGCCAGCGCAAAATAAATCGCACTTACCTCCAAAACCCGCCTCGTGTGCGAATGAACGCTCGGAAATCCAAACGGCTTCTCCGAAGTGGTCATTGATTGCTTTTGTGCAGGCGGCAACCATCTCGGCGTGCTTGCCTGTGTTCTGTCCTTCATAGTGTCCTTGTATCGATGCATGGATGTCTGTTCCAGCATCCGCCGCAGAACGACCCTGTTCTTTGGAATCGTTGATGATTCGGTCGATGTATTCCTTTTCAGGTTCGTCTGGGCGGCGTGGAAGCGTTAACGCCGCATACAACACTTGCTGTTGCATCCAAGCCAGTAGGGCTGGTTTCGCGGCGATGTTAAGGATTGTAGTGACGCTAGGCACCAAGTTCATCGTGCGGGCGTCGCGGAGGGTGGTGTTACGCTGTCCCCCCTTCTTGGCCTCTACGGTGTACTGAGGCACCCCGTCACGGGTGTACCAATGATTTGATTCACTTGCTCGTGGTGCTGATGCTTGTAGCATTTTCTTTCTCCAGTTTTTTCTTTGCTTTGTAGCGTCGGTTGTACTCGCGTTGCTTGTCTTTTTGTATCTTGATTCGTTCTGCAATTTTTTCTTTATCGATGTTTTCAAGCACTTTGATTTTTGCCGCCAAAAAGATCACTTCTGTTTTCAACTTTTCAACTGTTGCAAACAAATCTGTAATGCTTCGCTCAATATAAAGTTTTTCGTTGTTTGAAATAAACATTGCCACTCTCCCTTATTACTTAAAACGGTATGTCGTCGTCCATGTCATCAAAGCCCGAACCTTTGGAGGCACTTTGTGCTTTGTTGGACTGATTGCCTTGACGGGCTTGCCACTCTGGTGACTGCTCGATCTTGGCGCGAAGGTTGTCACTGAAGGTGTCAAACATATCCATGTCTGGACTTTCAATGTAGAACGCGGCGCACTTGTTGTGACCTTCAGGCAGAGCCGCCTTCATGGCCTTGGGCACCGAGTTGATGTTGGCAATGTTGGTGTACTCTTTGCCGTTGTTGCCCATCGCTTTTGTGATGGCAATCATGGCCCAAGCACCAAGAACATTGTCAATCTGAAACCCACGCAGTTCGTCAGCGGTGAACTCTTTGCCACGCCAAGTCTGTAGGTCTTTTCGCAGGGTGGCTTTTTCAGCCAATGACAGCGTGAAGTTCTTGCTGATCGACATCGGTTCACCCTTGGCCGTGACCAGTGGTTTGCCTGCGTCGTCTTCGCCATGCACTTCAAACTGCAACATGACCTTCGGTAGGTTCTTGACCTGTCCGAGGTATTCGCTCTTTTGTGTACCAAGGTCAACGATGCGGTAGCACCGTGCCAAGTACATTCCCGGTGGGACGGGTGTGAAAGTTCCACCGCCGCCGCTTTCTCGCGCTATTAAAGCCATCATTCGCTCCTAGTTAAGGTTACTGTTTCTAAAGTCACTATTGGCCGTCTAGGCACCCGACACTCAAATCGGATGATGTCCCAGTCGTCCATCGTTGCAACGCCTGCCTCGGCCCGTTCTAGGGCTTCCTCAAGCATCTGTTGCCTCTCCAGCATCGCTTGGTTGTATTCCTCTTCGCTGTGCATACACTCCTCCTTCGCTGTTGATGTGTTGGTATCATACACACTTTAACTTATTTTGCAAGAACCCTTGCGCAAATGATTTTTTGGTGTATGATGGAGTTTCACTAACACAAGGAGTCAGGATGACACTAGATGAATTTTTTGAAGACAAGCCACGGGGCGCGAAGATAGAACTGGCGCGACACTTGGGCATCACCAAGCAGTGGATGGCCGCGATTATCACGGGGCGGGGGCTGGCCAGCGCAGAGGTTTGCGTGGCCATTGAACGGTATACGCGGGGCAAGGTGTTGCGTGCAACATTGCGGCCCGACATCTTTGGAGAAATCAAGTGATCTGGTACAAATTCTATTTGGGCGACTACATCACACACACCAACCATCTGTCGGATGCTGAAGACTTGGCATACCGCCGCCTGCTTGATTTGTACTACATCAGCGAGAAGCCAATCCCGCTTGAGACCGAGTCCGTGGCACGCAAAATCCGCCTTGATTTGGACATAACCGAATCGGTTTTAGATGAATTCTTTGACAAGGGTGTTGACGGGTATCGCAACCATCGTTGTGACATGGAAATCGCGAAGTACCAACATCAAGTCGAAAATAATCGACAACTCGGAAAACGAGGCGGCAGGCCGAAGAAAACCGATATGGAAACCGAATCGAAACCGAACACAAACCCTAAACAGATACAGATACAGAAGAAGAATATATCGTCGGCCAAGCCGACAACAACACGATTCGACGACTTTTGGTCATCGTGGCCTTTGTCCAAGAGGAAGGTTGCCCGCGCCGAATGCGAGAAGAAGTGGGCTAAGTACGACCTCGACATGGTGGCCGACACCATCATTGCCAGCGTGAACAAGTTGAAGCGCACCGAGCAGTGGACATCAGGCTTTGACCCTGCGCCTTTGACCTTCATCAACCAGCGCCGCTGGGAAGATGAGAGCGGTGAAGCGCCAGCAGGGAGGAGGGTGATATGACACCAGCCGAGCGTTTTGTCTCGCGACTAGGTAAGGTCAAGGGCCGTAATGGTTCATGGACTGCACAGTGCCCAGCGCACGAGGACAAGTCACCATCGCTATCAGTTCGGGAGACCGAAGATGGTCGCGTGCTGGTGCATTGTTTTGGTGGATGCGCGGTGCATGATGTGGTTGGCGCAGTCGGCATGGAAATGAACGACCTGTTTCCACCAGACGACAAAAAGCGCGATTGGAACGATACAGGCAAGCCCAAGGTCAAGCCAGCGTTTTACGCCAGTGACCTCTTACGCATTGCGTCGTTTGAGTGCTTGGTGGTGATGCTTGCGGCATATGACATGAGCAAGGGTAAACAACTCAGCAATGAGGACATGGAGCGATTGAAAGTGGCACAACAGCGAATAGAGGAGGTAGTGGTATATGCAGGTGTCTGAAATACAAAAACGGGCCAAGGAATTGGACGAGGCGCGTCGCATTCGGATTGTCAAACCTGATGAGGTTGACTTTGAGAAATACATCAAGGCCAATGACATTGGCCAAAAGGTGCGCGATGCTGAAGGGTTTTTGGAAGAGGTGCGCAATGACTTCATCAATCCAAAAGAAGAGCCGCATCAAACTATGCCGTGGGCAAAGACGCACCAAGGTTTTGGGTTCCGCGCTGGCGAGGTTACGCTGTACGCTGGCGGTAACGGTGGCGGCAAGTCAATGATTACTGGCCAGATTGCGTTGAACCTGATCAAGCAGGGTCAGAAGGTGATGATTGCGTCGTTTGAGATGAAGCCCAAGCGCACGCTGACGCGGATGCTCCGCCAGTTTGCAGGCGAAGACATTTACAACCCGATGTATGTCAACAAGCAAAAGCATTTGCTTGAGTTGGTTGATCGACTGCAAATGTTTTCATACAACAAGTTGTGGCTGTACGACCAGCAAGGAACAGTCACATCACAACAGGTGATTGCGGTCTCGCGTTACAGCGCAATTGAATTGGGTGTGCAACACATTTTTATTGACTCTCTGATGAAGTGCGTTTCTGGTGAAGACGATTACAACGCACAAAAAATGTTTGTTGATGAATTGACCGCACTCGCTCGTGATCACAATGTTCACATTCATTTAATCCATCACATTCGCAAATTGCAGAGCGAAGAGATACAGCCCAACAAAAACGACATTAAAGGTTCTGGCGCTATCAGTGACCAAGTTGACAATGTGTTGATGGTCTGGCGTAACAAAAAGAAAGAACATCAAGCGCAGGTTGGTGTAGTTGATCCAATGATTCCAGATGCGATGCTGATGTGCGAGAAGCAACGCAACGGCGAAGCAGAGGACTGGTACAGCCTGTGGTATCACAAAGCCAGTCAGCAGTTTGTTGAACACGACAACAGCGTTCCAATGTCTTTTGACAATGGGGGAAGATTTTGAATGACAAGGAACAAGAAGCCGCAAGAGAGCGTGAGCATATGTACCGTTGTCTCGTTCGGGAGGTCATCACCATGCGACTTAAAGATCGTGATGGTGCATACCGTTGGCTCCGTGGCTACAGTGACGCCTCTGGGAGGTGGAAGAAGGGGTGGAACGAACTTCACCCCGAATCGAATCTTGAAAAAGATGTTAGAGACCAATGGTCTAAAGGTAACCGAGGTAACAAAGGAGAATGGAAATGACAAAGCAAGACGCTGAACTCAGCCCTTTAGCAAGGCAACTACTTGGCAGTTCTGGGGCCATGAAGTTATTCACACAGACTGAGTTTGATGCGGCGCTGACCGAGGCCAAGGCCGAGATCATGGCGATAGCAATTCAGACCACTAAACAAGCAATTGCAATTGAGCGCGAAGAGTGTGCAAAGTTGGCTGATGAATGTGTAAACATTGAATTGCTTGGCGATGCTATTCGCAATCGCATGAGGCCAAAGAATGATTGAGATCACATTGCCGTGGCCACCATCGGTCAACACTTACTGGCGCAACTTTGATGGCCGCATGATTATCAGCGCAAGAGGCCGAGAGTACCGCGAGACTGTTGGCGACCAGATGACTTTGCAAAAACAAATCATGCATTTCAAGGGGCCATTACGCGTAGAGATTGAAGCATGGCGACCAGACAAACGACGCAGGGATTTAGACAACCTGCTGAAAGCAACCCTCGATGGTTTGGCGCACGCTGGTGTGTATGAAGACGATTCACAAATTGTTGACCTGCGCATCTACTGGGCACCTGACCTTGGTGGTATGTTGAAGATCAAGATCGAGGAGATCGCATGAAACAAGAACCAGATTGGATTGATGTGTTGGCGCTTGTTGCGATGCATTCGTTTTTGCAGTCAGCGCCAAAGAATGCAAGGCCAGAAGAGATTGCATACGAAGCATACAAACAAGCGGAAGCAATGATGGAAGAGAAGGAGCGCAGAGATGAGTGAATTTTGGAACATTGCATTGATTTTTTTTGCACTTACTGGCGCACTGTGCTGGTTGTGCATGATTTTGTTAACCGTATTTTTTTGGATGTGTCAGCGTCCACCAGAAAAGGAGTGAAGCATGAGCGAAGAGCGAGACCCACACAAAGCAGTTGATTACATTTTGAAGCACGCGTCGTTGTTTGCAAAAGCAAAGGCCGAGCGAACATACATCGAGCATTACCGAAAGAGCCTGAAAGGCATCTTGATGAAGCGGTCGATGGAGACCGCCATCGGGGCGCAGGAGCGTGAAGCGTATGCACACCCAGAGATGGTTGAGTTGCTCAAAGGGTTGCAGGCCGCTGTCGAAATCGAGGAGAAATTAAAGTGGGACATTACAGCCGCAGAACTCAGGGTGGAAATTTGGCGCACTGAGCAAGCGAACAACAGGGCTGAAGGAAAGGCCACGATGTGAACACCTATCAAGGCGTAGTGATGCACGCGACTGGCTGGGTGCTGGTCATGCTGGATGGGTGGGAGATGCACACCCACTGGTTGGCCGTGCTTGGTTTTATTTTTTTAATTTATTCAATGTGGAGCATATGTATGAAGACACCAGAAGATGAAGCGTTTGAAGAGATTGACAAAGCACAGGGCTGGCGCAAACGCCAGATCGAGATGAAGCAGATCAACGATGAATTTGACGAGGAATACATCAAATACCGTGATGCGTTTCCAAAAGAAAAATTTATCATGCCTGTTGATCGCAACGATGTTCTCGAAGAAGTTGCAAAAGAGTTTGACAAGATGCCCTTTGGTGACACCGCCGCATCGTTTGCAATCTTTGTTCGAGGTATGAAACGATGACCGACAAACCAAAGACTTGTCAGGTGTGCCGCCTGCGACCAGCAGACAAGCAGGTGCGAACCAGCAAGGGCGCTCCGCAATGGAGGTGCCAGACCTGCCACGACCTGAAGAACCGTGGCGGCTTTACAAAGGGCAAGCAATGATTGACACACTTATTGGCTTCGTAATTGGGGTGTTGCTTGTTGCTGTACCGTTATTTTTGTACGGCTTTATTTCGGCATGGGTAAGGGATAAGCAATGGCCACGCTGAAGGAAAAGAAGCACATGAGCGCGGTGGCTGAACTGGGGTGCGCGGTTTGCAGGCGGATGGGGTACGAGGGTACGCCAGCAGAACTACACCATCCAAGGCGATTGGCGGGGGGCTGGGGCCGTTCTAGCCACATGAGTGTCATACCGCTATGCCCAGAGCATCATCGCGGCTCTACGGGCCTCCACGGCCTTGGCACAAAGGGCTTCGAGGCGCACTACGGCTACGACGAGGCAGACCTGCTCAAAGACACCCTGTTGTTGCTGGGCCACGAAGTTAGGGAAAACACCTAGAAAATAATTTAAAAAAGTCTTGCACAGGTGAAATATGGTGTTACACTTACCTCACTGACCAAGCAATTGTTGCAAGGCAGAACCAGAGAACAGAAAGCGAATTATGAACAACGACATCAACTTCACATCAGTAGACACACTCGGCACA